CTGGCTGTCCTCCAGCGCCCACGTCAGGAACGGGCGATGCCTGTGCACGTAGCGGCCATACACCACGTTCGTGCCCACGATGCCGCGCTGCTGCGTGCGCTGCACCTGACTGGTGATCGATCGCCGCAGGTTGCCGGTCAGCACCGGCGTATAGCGCCCGGACGTCATGTCGCGCGAGACGCGCCCGCCACCGTAGTAGAGCGGGCGACGCCGTGGCACGCGCGGCCCCGCCTCCTTCGTGCGCGCCAGCACGTGCGCTGTGGCGCGCGTGAGCAGTCGGTGCAGGATCTCCTCCTGCCGCGCCGGATCGAGCGTAGCCAGCAGTCGGTCGAGCCCGTCGATGGTCGTGCGGTTGGTCACGTCACCACCTCGCGCCACTGTGCCCGGGCACGGTTGATCACCATGCGCTGCGTCGCGTTGATGCCGCCCACGTAGCTCACGGCGCCGCCGCCCTCGACGCCCTGCACCTCGCTGTACAGCCCGCGATCGCGCTGGCGCCACGCGTTGACGGCGAGCTCGAGCGCGACTTGCTGCACGTCTGCCGGCGCCGGGCCGTAGCCCCACACGGCCGTGATGCGATACGCCGCATGCGCGCGCCATCGGTTCTCGACATCGGCGGCGATCAGGTAGCCGTTCTTCTGCACGTAGTCGGCGCTGTCGATGGTCGTGCCGGTCGTATCGGTCAGCCGCCTGACCTCGACGACCAGCGACACGCTGCCGTACTGGTGCGCCGGCAGGCGCAGATAGGTCGTGCGATACGGCTCGCTGCGCACGACCTCGACCGAGGCCGCGCCGTAGGCGGCGTACTCGACGGGCAGCAGCGCGCTCTCGACCATCGCGCAGGCCCGATCGAGAATATCCTGCAGCAGCGCATCGAGCGCCACCGCGACGGTGACCGACGGCGTGGTGCCGCCGGTGAGGCTGTTGGTGCCCAGCGTGAGCGGCGACGCGATCCGGGCAGATCGCGCCGACCACACGACCAGGTAGGGCCCGCTCGCCGAGCCGTACACCGTGACCGGTGCGGCGTCGCCGGACGTCGCGGCCACCGTCGTGATCGCCGCCTGCACCGTCGCCGGCGTGGCGTTGTATGCGATCGCGACCGTGGCCGTGCCCTGGTAGACCAGCGTGTACGTGCCGCCCGTCGGCGACCCGGTGACCGTGACGCGCTGCGCGGCGCGGTCCGGCACCTGGTCGAGATACTCGCGCAAGTCCGTCACGGTCAATCCGAGTGCCATCTAGTACTCCACGACGAGGACGCCGAGCGCCTTGGTGCTGGTTGACGTGATGCCGTACAGCGTCTCGCCGGGCGGCACGTCGATGTCGACCTCCGTCTTGCTGCTCGCCAGCAGCTGGTAGCCGGTGCCCGCCACGACGGTTGCCGGGCCGAGCGTCACGTCCTGCCCGCCGCTGGCGCTGAAGATGTGCACACGACAGCCATTGCTCGCCGCCGTGTGGATCGCTGTCGCTGTCGTTGCGATCGTGACGCTCTTCGATGTGATCGGCATCGCGCCCTCCGTCAGACCAGCGACCAGCTGATGTACGCGTTGCCGACCAGCCCCGCCGATGCGCCGCTGGCCACCGAGCCGGTGACGAACTGCGTCGACGTGACCTTGCGCGACATCGAGCCGTTGGTGCCGGCGTTGGTGGCGCTGTTCAGCACCTTCGCCGCCGAGGCCAGCGACTGCCCGTCGAGCAGCGTGTCGCTCAGCGTGGTGCCGTTCGCCGCGACGCCGACATCGATGGTGCATGCGCCGGTGGTGAACGTCGTCACGTCGAGGATCACCGAGTGCACGATGATCGCCGCGCCCGCCGGGTTCGCCCACGCGAAGACGCCGCCGGCGGTGTCGACGGCCGCCAGCGCGACCTTATCGACGCGGATCAGGCCGTTGAGCGTCGCGCCGCTGGCCGCCAGTGTGCCGGAGACGGTGAGCGTACCACTCACCGTCTGGCTGCCACCGACGACCCACGACGCCCCGCCCTGCTCGTGGTAGTTGGAGCTGTTGTAGGTCATCGAAGTCCCTCCTTACGCGCCGCTGACGACCTCAGCCGCCGCCGCCGCCGTGCTCGAGAGCGCCGCCGGGGCCAGGCGCGGGCCGTACCGGATCGCGATGACCTCCCCGAACGCGATATTGGCCGTGGCGCTGGTGCGCACCGCCTGCACGTACCGCTGGCGCGGCTCGCGCACATCGACGATCAGGATCTTGCCGTTGATGTCGTCGTTCACCGCGCAGGTGACCGACGCCGATGCGCCGGTGATCAGCGCCATGCCGGTGTCGCTGTCCGCCGTGTTCTGCTCGACCTTCAGCGTCGCGACGCCTGTTGCTGCGCTGTCGGTGATCGTGGTGACGAACAGGACGCCGTCCCAGCCCTGCATGTCCAGCCGGGTCGAGTTGCTGTCGGTGTTGTTCGCGTTGGCGATCGCCGCGCCGACGTACGCGACCTCGACGTTCTCGTTGAGCTGCCCGATGTGTGCCATGGGTTCCTCCTCAGGCCAGCTTCAGGCGCTGGAATGCCTCGGCGAGCACGGGCTGCCCGTCGACGTACGTGCGACCGATGTAGCCGATCTGGTCGGTGCTGGCGTAGAGCTCGGCGAGCACCTGCAGCTCGTAGCGCCCCGTCTCGGCGATGTAGTAGTACGAGAAGTCACCGATGATGGCGACATACAGGCCGGTGGTGTAGGTGTTCGGCGCGTACTCGCTGACCAGGTACGGTACGTCCGCGATGGTCGGCGGCAGGCCCTGCGTGATGCCACCGCCAGGCCCAAGCCCTGGCGACCACAGGTAGTTGCCCGAGCCGTCCTTCAGCTTGCGGATCCGCGCGATGGTGTCGCGGTGCATCACCCAGCGCGTCGCCGGGCGCGACCAGTAGGCCGCCTTCAGCGCGTGCTTGGTGTCGAGGATGTTGTCCGCGGTGAACGACGTGGTCGCCGACGCCGTGGTGTCCCGCGTGGTCGGGATGCCCTGCACCGACGCGGTGAACACGCCGAGCGGCTGGCCGCTGGCACCGGTGCCGGTCAGGAACGCCTTCTCCTCGGTGATGCCGAACTTGTAGGCGAGCCGGGCCTGCACCCACTGCTCGATGTTGACGCGCGACTGGTTCACCAGCGTGCGGCTAATCTTGACTTCCTTGCTGAGCCGCGTGGGCCGCAGCGTGCGGAGGCCGGTGCGCATCGCCGTGTCGGTGGTCACGCTCGCCACCTCGGTGAGCCAGTCGGCGTCAGCCGGATCGGCGTCCCACGTCGGGGCGATCAGCTCGGTGCCGACGTCCATCGGGATCACCGTGGCCAAGCGCCGCAGGTACACCTCGTCGTCGATGAACTTGATGATGCCGTTGGCCAGCACCGCCGGAGCGACGAGGTAGCCGCCCTGCGCATCGACGCCCGCCGACAGGTCCTTGCGCTCGGCGGCGCTCAGCATGCCGCCCTTGAACCAGTTGCGCACGAGCTGCAGCTGGCGCTGCTCCACGTCGTTGCCCGCCGCGATGCCGCCGATGCCGAGGCGCTGCTGCGGCGCGCTCAGCTGGGCCATCGCCGACGCTGCCGCCGCATCGCGCTCGAGGCGCTTGGCGTCGGCCATCTTGGCGTCGAACTGCTCCATGATGCGGTCGTACTGGGCCGAGTCATCCGCGCTCAGCCCCTTCGGGTTCTCCAGCAGCGATCGCGCGCGGCCGTAGAGCTCCGTCGCCTCGTTGTACAGGCTTTGGATGTTCATGAGGTTCTCCCACTCCGCAGCAGCGCCAGTGCCGCCGCCGCTACCCGCAGTTGGCGTTCTCGACCATCCACCGGCAGAGCGGGTGCGACACGCGCGGCGCGCTCCTCGTCGGGATCAGGCTGATTGATCAGGCGCACACTGGTGGCGCCGAGCTCGATCGCCGCCTCGGCGATCTGGTTGATAAGCTGTGTATCGCGCGTCGAGTGCCGTGCCCCGGCCTTCATCGCCGCGCGCAGCGCGTGCAGCAGCGTGCCGATCGGCATCGTGCTGGTGCGCGCCTTCGCCGCAACCGTGGCGCTGTTCGCGCCCCAGTTGACGTCGCTGGTCTCGTAGAGCTTCAGCTCGCGCAGGTTGCGGATAACGCCGATAGGGGAATCCGCAGACTCCATAAAGTCGTATCGGATCGCGTCGAAGGCGAAGCTCATCTCGAGCGGCGCGCCGCTGCGGATCGCCGTCAGCACCTCGTTGGCGCGCGGCGTGTCGAGGTACGTCCGCGTCACCTCGGCGCCGCCCGTGGCCGTCGGCGCGCGCATCAGCACTTCTGCCGGCAGCGCCTGGCGCGGCACCTCGCGGATCGAGTCGATCAGCGCGATCGGCGGCGCGTCCATGTCGTGCTGCCACAGGTGCAGCACGCGCCCGGCCCGCTCCGAGAGCGTCTTCGAGAAGGCGCCGTTGTGGATGATGTCGGCGTAGCTGTCCATGTTGCCGAACACCGAGAAGATCCCGGTCACCGTGCGATCGTTGATCGACGACGGCATCAGGAAGCCCGCCTTGCGCTCGTGGCGCGACGCGCTGAGCCACGTCTTTGTGCGCGCATCGCTCTCTTGCATGCTGGCCACCTGCTCCTCCGCCCAGCGCTGCGCCCGCTCTGACTGGCGTCGCGTGCCGCCGCCCCACAGCGCGTGCGCGACGACGCCCGGCGACGGGTAGTCCTCGTGGTCGGGGTTCGCCGCCGGCGCGTCGAGGTCGGCCATGTGCCGCGCGAACCACGCCGCCATCCTGACCGCCTTGTCCTCGCTCACGAAGCCGTCGGCCATCTGCCGCGCCTCGCGGATCGTGCGCTCGACCACGCCGTCGCCGGACAGGCCGGCGCGGTGCCACTCGAGGCCCCGCCGCGCGTTCGCGCGCAGCCAGGCCGGCGCGTCAAACTTCGTCTCGAGGATCGGTCCCGCGAGCTTGCGCCGATCCTCCTCGTCGTCCTGCATCTCGGCGACGTAGTAGTCGATGATCGCCCGCGCCTCGTTGACGATGTCCTCGTCGAGGTCGGCGGTCTGTGGCAGGCGCGACGCCGCGGCGCGCAGGCCGCTCGACAGCACGTATAGCTCGCCGTCGATCACGTCGGCGATGCCGAGCTTATAGCTGCCGCGCAGCTCAGGCCGCTCGTCGTCGTAGACGAGGAACGCCCGCCGCGCGAGCTCGTAGTCCGGCTCCTCGCTGTCGAACATGGCCAGCTCGAAGACGCGCCGCGCCGCGCCCGGGCCGTCCCAGCGCAGCGTCTCGTTCAGTGGCAGATCCGTGTCTGCGCCGATGACCCATGCCATGCCAACACCTCAGATCACGCGGTAGCCGTCGATCTCAACATCGAACCCCTGAAACGGATCATACGCATCGAGCGTCGTTGCCACGCCCACGGCCGTGCCGCCGGCTGCGACGTTCTCCTGCGCCCATTCTAGCACAAGCCTCAGGCGTTCATTGGCATCAAGCTCTGGCCTGATGTCCTCGTAGGGCATCGTCTCGAACTCGACGACGCGCAGGTACAGCTCGGCGATCTCCGGCACTGGCCCGGCCTCGACGATCGCCCAGCCGTCGTCGAGGTCAAACGATAGGACGACGGTGCTGTTCGGCAGTTGCATCGTGATCATCGCAGCACTCCGTCAGACGGCGGGATCTCGCCGGTCTCTGGGTCGCGGACGCGCGAGAACGCTAGCGGATCAGGGTTGAAGAACATGCGTTCGCCGGCCTGGTAGCTGCTGGGATCACTGAGCAGGTCGAGGACGAACATGAACGTCTCAGGATCTCGAGCGATAACATCTGGGCCTGCAGCAATCATCTGCGCAAACATTGGGACGATCTCGTAGTCTTGACCAGGAACGTCTTTGTCGGCTCGTTGTTCAACAGGTCGATACGTTGCGCCGATCAGAGGATCCCAAAACTCGCCGCGTCGCACGACGTTTGCACCGCGATGCTTGTCGTCATAGAAACTATTCAGGCCGAACACGCTTACTTCCGGTCCTGTGCTGCGTCGATCCAGATACGCTTGAATGCGCTGTCGCATCGGCAGATGCTGGCTCTGCACTAAGTGCAGCAAGTTATGCATGAGCATCGTCTCGTTGGTCGAGCCATACTCTGGTATGCCAATGGTGTCACGGCCTGAATGCCAGCTGCCGTTGACTCCTCGACTGAAGTAATACTCGCCATTCTTGGTGCGCCCTTGGCCGCCACTTCGGGTCGGTGATATGGCCACCAGAACATCGAGGCCCATGTTGAGCTCAGTGCCGGCGGCGCTGCGCGCTGGCAACAGCCGCGCCAGTCGATCCTGCACGGCCTTCAACGCGGCCTGTGTCGGTTCATAGTCCATTGTCCGCTTGACGATATCATCAGGATCCTTGACGAACTGCCCGCCGCGGCTTTGGATACCCCAGCTGCTGAATCCTGGTCGTCGTTGCTTCTTTGCAACAGGGCTGTCCTCAGACACGCCGAGCATCGACCAGAGGTCTTGTTTGTTCTTCTTGCGCGCTGCAGCCAAAATACCGCGCGCTTGCTCGTACGAATCGATCTCCTTGCGCACAAACTCGAGGATAGAGCGATCCGATTGGCGTTCCTCCTCGGTCGAGTACGTCTCGTAGTCCTCGCGTGCCATGCGGAGTTCGAGTCGCGTCAGCGACGCTTTCAAGTCTTTGATCTCGCCTTTGAGTCGCTCAACCTCCTGCTCTGCAAAATACAGTTTTGTCCTTGACATGTTGCTGATTTCCTGAGCGATGCGCTGCGCACGCTCAGACGGCACGTAGGTGCCATCGGGCAAGAACTGACCTCGTGTAGGCAGCGGCTTCGGCGGTCCGCTGACTGGCGCGGCGGGCATCGAGAACTCGTCCTTGAGCACCGGCGACAGCGTGCAGCGGCAGTT